GCGCTCAACACCGCGATCAATGCGAGCGGTCAGGTGCCGCTGCCGGCCGGGTATCTGGGCCTGAAACACGCCCTGGTATCGCTCGGCGGCCAGACCTACGAGCTGGAGCGCCGCAACTGCGAGTTCATCTACTCGCAGTATCCGGACCGCACGCCCAACAGTGTGCCGGCCTACATCGCGCGCGAGGGCCAGAACTTCATCTTCGGGCCGTTTCCGGATTCGAACTACGCAATCACGGGTATCTACTGGCAGCGCTTTCCGCCGCTCACGAGTACCAACCTGGTCACGTGGATGACCCAGACGACGCCGCTCATGCTGCTGCAGGCGGCCAACGCGGCGGCAGCCACCTTCCTCAAGGATATGCAGATGATGCAGTTCTGGGAGTCGTCCTATCAGTCGACGATGACGGCGTTCCTGCTGGCTGACCGCGCCGAAGAGCAATCCGGCTCGGCCATGGCAATGGTGGCTGGCTGACATGATGCTCCCCATCGCCGATTACGCGCCGGACCTGCCGCCGAACAACAGCGAAGGCGCGTCCGCGAATATCGTGAACCTCTTTCCGCGCACGAAGGAATCGTGGGGGCCGGTGGGCGCGCTGGTGCCGTTCGGTGGCTCGGGACTGGTATCGCAATGTCTTGGCGCAGTGACAGCAATCGATGTGAGCGCGAACAACTACATCTTCGCGGGCGATGCCACCAGCCTCTATCTGCAGTCGCCTGGCAGCAGCGGATTCACGGCGCTCAATACGACTTACACGCTGGTCGCTGGCGAGAAATGGAATTTTACGCAGTATGGCCAGGCGATCATCGCCGCCGGCTGGGGCAACAATCTTCAATCCTATACGCTCAATTCGAGCGCATCCTTCGCCAATCTGGCGTCCTCAGCGTACGTACCCCAGGCGCGCTACATCGCGGCCATCCGGGACTGGGTGATGGTGGGTAACACCTACGACACGACGAACGGATCGCAGCCGCAGCGCGTGCAGTGGTGCGCAATCGACGACCCGACCACATGGCCGCAGTTCGGCAGCAACACGGAAGCGCAGTTGCAGGCGGGCTCGCAGATTATCCCCGGCACCCAGGGATGGATCATGGGCATGGTTGGCAACCTGGGTAATGCTGACGGTGCGGTCTTCTTCGAGCGCGCGATCTGGCGCGTGGTGTATCAGGGCTCACCGACGGTCTTCGGCTTCTACCCGGCAGAAGGCGCGCGGGGCACGCCGGCACCGGACAGCATTGTCCAGATGGGGCCCCTTGCCTACTACCTTGGCGAAGACGGTTTCTATGCGTTTGACGGCGCCCAGTCGACACCCATCGGGCTGGACCGCGTCGACAAGACCTTCTTTGCAACGGTCAATTCGGCCTATCTCTACAACGTCATCGGCGCGGCCGACCCGCTTAACCGGGTCATCATGTGGCTGTATCCGTCGATCAACTCGGCCAACGGCGTAGGCGACTCCCTGCTTGTCTTTAACTGGGCGCTCAACAGGTGGGGCTTCGCGAACGTCAACGCCGAATATATCTTCCGCGCGATTACGCAAGGCTGGACCCTCGACGGGCTAGACAGCTACGACGGTGGCATCTACAACCTCGACACGTTGCCCTATCCGCTCGATTCGCGCGTGTGGGCCGGCGGCCAGGTACTGATGGGCGCGTTCAACGGTTCTCACCGTCTCGCCTATTTCACGGGAGCGCCGGGTATCGCGACGGCCGACACCGTTGAAATCGAGCCGTTCGGAAGCTCCGGCAAGCGCGCGTTTCTGTCCGCCACGCGCCCACTCGTGGATAGCGGTGCGCCAACCGTGCAGATCGGCACGCGCAACCGCCTGATTGACGCGCCGAGCTTCAGCGCGCCGAGCGCGATCAACGCGAACGGTGAATGCCCGGTGCGGGCGGATGCGCGCTACATGCGTGCCCGTATCCAGCTCACAGGCACTTTCACGAACCTGCAAGGCATCGAGGTGCCGCAGGAAGCATTGCAGGTGTCGGGGTCGCGATGACGGTGAACAAAGGCTATCCGCTCGCGCCGCAGACACTGCCGAACGAGAAAGAGCACCGGCGCCTGATCGCGCAGACGGCGAACCTCGCGATGCAGGGCAAGCTCAATGCCGTGACGCAGGTGACACTCACGGCCAGCTCGACGACGACCACGCTAACTGACGCGCGGATCGGCGCGAACACCGGAATTTTCTTTTCGCCTCTTACAGCCGATGCCGCAGCCGCCCTGGGTGGCCTGTACGTATCCGCTCAGCAGAAAGGTCAGGCCACGCTCACGCACGCGAGCACGGCCAGCGTCGACCGAACCTTCAACGTCCTACTCATCGGCTAGACACCCATGCTCTACGGCATCCAGCGCGCCGAAGTCAATTCGGTGTGGGAAGACGTGCGCGCGCCGATCGAGGACGCATGCAAAACCACGCGCGGCAAGTTCGACGCCGAGGACATACGGGCGGGTCTTTTGACGGGCGAAGACCAGCTCTGGATCTGGAGAACACAGACGGCATTCGCTGTCGGCATCACCCGTCTCGCGAACTACCCGAAACAGCGCGTTTGCACGCTTCGCATCGTCACAGGAAACAACGTGGATGAGTGGTATCTGCCATGCCTGGACACGATCGAACGCTGGGCCAAGGCAAACGGATGTCACGCGATGGAGTTTCAGGCGAGGCCCGGATGGGAACGGTTTATCCGTCCGCTCGGCTACGACAAAACCCATGTCTACTTGGAAAAATCGCTATGATCCGCAACCCTCGAGAACTGCATCTGATGCGCCTGGGTTTGCCGCCGACTCCTGCAAATGGCGGCGGCGGTGGCAACACAACGAGTAATTCAGTTTCCACTCCGTGGACGGGCCAGCAGCCCTACCTGAGCAGCGTCTTCGGCGGCGCGTCGAACACGTACAACCAGTATGCGGCCAATCCTTCAGCGTCCGTTGCGGGTTTCACGCCTATGCAACAACAGGCGATGGGAAATGCACAGAACGTTGCCAACGGCACTGATTTTGGCAACGCCGCAACGCTGAATAATTCGGCCAGCGGCTATACCAGCAATCTGCTGAACGGGCAGTACCTTAACTCGAATCCCGCTAATGGCGCGCTGTCGAACATCGCCAACGGCTCGGAGCTCAACCCGAACAGCAATCCCTACATGCAGGGGATGGCGAACGCGGCCAACACGAACATCATAAACGCGTACCAGACGGCGACCGCACCGCAGACGACTAGCGAGTTCGAGGGTTCGGGGCGCTACGGCTCAGGCGCGATGACGAACGCGCAGAACATGGCGCAACAGGGACTCGCGACGCAGCTTGCCAATGCGCAGAACAACCTCTACGGCTCGATGTACCAGCAGAACGAGGCCAACCAGCTAGGAGCTACGTCCCAGTTGAGTGGCAACTACAACACGGCGGCGCAACAGCAGCTTCAGGGCTCGTATAACGCGCCTAACGTGATCAATTCCGTGAACGCTGCGAACAGCAACCTCTACAACATGGGCGGCAACCAGCAGGCGCTGGCGCAGTCGCAGATCAACGCGCCATGGCAACTGCTGAACAACTACTCGAACCTGATTCAAGGCCAGTATGGCGGCAATACGTCGACCACGACGCCGTACTACACGAATCAGGCGGCGGGCGCGATGGGTGGCGCGATGGGCGGCGCTGCGCTCGCTGGCTCGATGGGATACAACCCGGCCTACGGCGCAGCCGCTGGCGGCCTGATGGGCATGCTCTAAGGAGAATATGACATGGCCAATTGGCTTTTTCCTGCTGTACTGGGCACGCTTGGTGCGGTCGCGGGCACCTTGGCGGCACCGGGCGCCGGCACCGCAGCGGGCGCAGATGCGGGTGCGGCAGCGGGGGCGGGTGCCGGCGCAGCTGGCGGTGCTGCTGCTGGCGCGGGTTTAGGCGCCGCCACCGGCGCCGGGCTGGGTGCCGCTGGTGGAGGCGTGGCGGGCGCCGGCATGGGGACCGCTGGCGGCTCCGCTCTTGGAGGCGGCCTGATGGGTGCCGATATCGCTGGGAGCGGCGCTCTTTTTGGTCCGGTTGCCGGAATGGGCGGCGCCGCCATGGGCACAGGCATGGGGACCGGAGCTGGCATGGGTGCGGGGATGGGCACTGGCGCATTAGCCGGTGCCGGTCCCTCGGCCTTCGGTGGCTCCTCAATGGCCTATCCGTTCTCGATGCCTGCTGCGGGAGGTGGCTTTAACCCGGGGATGGCGATGAACGGCATGCGCATGCTGCAGCAGTCACAGCAGCAGCCGCAGCCGATGGGACAAGTGGCGCGTCCGATGCCGATGGGCGGCGGCATGCGCAACCCGAACATGCCGATCTCGCAGCCGATGCCCTATACGCAATTCGGATTCTCGTCGCCTCCTAACGGCATGATGGGGTACTGACATGGCCGGATTTTTCGATCCAACCGACCCGACTATGGGTGGCCTGATGGGGGCGTCTTCTAATCCTGTGGGAATGGGCGGCATGATGGGCATGCTTGCTAATCCGCAAACCGCGGGGATGCTCGGCATGTCGCAGGGGCTGCTCAACGCGTCCGGGCC